GCGCGGCGTCCGCTGAGCTGCTCGCCGTAGTACGTGCGGCACTCAACGATGAGGACGTGAGGCCGGTCGCTGACCGCGTGACCGTGCAGTCAGCCGCGATTGTTGACTACACCATTGACGCGGCGATTTACCGTTACCCCGGACCCGAAAGCGAGCCGGTGCTCAGCGCGGCAAAAGCGAAGCTGCAGACCTATATCAGCGCACAGCACCGGCTCGGGCGGGATATCCGCAAGTCTGCTATCTATGCCGCCCTTCACGTCGAGGGCGTGCAGCGTGTCGAACTGGTCGCACCGGTTGCCGACATCGTGCTCGATGACACGCAGGCTTCACACTGCACCGCGTACAGCGTGAAAGTCGAGGGTAACGATGAGTAATGCGCGTTTGTTACCGGTCGGCTCGTCGCCGCTGGAGGTGGCGGCGGCGCGTGCCTGCGCGGATATCGAAAAGACGCCCGTCCCCCTGCGTCGTCTGTGGAACGCTGATACCTGCCCGGCGAATCTGCTGCCGTGGCTGGCGTGGGCATTCTCGGTCGACCGCTGGGATGAGAGCTGGCCGGAGGACACCAAACGCGAAGTGATCCGCGCGGCGTGGTTTATCCATGCGCACAAAGGGACGATTGGGGCGGTGCGTCGCGTGGTGGAGCCACTCGGGTATCTGATTAACGTTTCTGAATGGTGGGAAACAAACGACCCGCCCGGCACGTTTCGCCTCGATATCGGTGTGTTAGAGACCGGCATCACCGAGGAAATGTATTACGAGATGGAAAGGCTGATTGCCGATGCGAAGCCAGCCAGTCGCCATCTTATCGGTCTGAACATTATTCAGGATATTCCGGGCTATCTGTATTTCGGAGCCCTGAGCTATGACGGCGATATCACCACGGTTTACCCCGGATAAGTGAGAGCACAATGACAGTAAAATATAAAACAGTGATCACCAAAGCCGGTGCGGAGAAACTGGCGGCGGCGACCCTTCCGAACGGGAAGAAAGTGAGTTTTGCGGCGATGGCCGTCGGGGATGGTGGCGGCAAACTGCCCGAGCCGAACGCCAGCCAGACCAGGCTCGTCAATGAGGTCTGGCGTCACGCGCTGAACAAAATCAGCCAGGATAAAAAGCATAAAAACTACGTCGTGGCGGAGCTGGTGATCCCCCCTGAGACCGGCGGTTTCTGGCTGCGTGAAATGGGACTTTACGACGACACCGGCACGCTGATTGCCGTCGGCAATATGGCGGAGAGTTACAAGCCTGAGCTGGCAGAGGGCTCAGGCCGTGCGCAGACACTGCGCATGGTCATCATGGTCAGTGATATCGCCACGGTCGAGCTGTCCATCGATACCACACTGGTAATGGCGACGCAGGACTACGTCGGCGACAAACTCGCTGAGCATGAGCAGTCGCGCCGCCATCCCGACGCCACGCTGAAAGAAAAAGGGTTCACGCAGTTAAGCAGTGCAACCGACAGCACGTCTGAGTCGCTCGCTGCGACCCCGAAAGCGGTCAAGGCGGCGTATGACCTTGCCAGCGGTAAATATACGGCTCAGGACGCCACCACAAAGCAGAAAGGGATTGTGCAGCTCAGTAGCGCGACCGACAGCGTGTCTGAGGCTGTAGCCGCAACGCCGAAAGCGGTCAAAGCTGCAAATGACAATGCCAACGGGCGTGTACCGTCAGAGCGTAAAGTGAACGGTCGCGCGCTGACAGGCGATATTAGTGTCACCGCGCAGGATATTTTCAACGGCCAGGCCGTCGGGATTGGTAATGCTGCCGATCTGAATGCCTACACCACGCCGGGGCTGTACTTCCAGCCCGCGAACGTGCAGGCGCAGGCCGGTAAAAACTACCCGGAAAATTCTGCCGGTTCGCTGGAGGTGTATAAACACGCGGGTCTTACTCAGGTATACAGGATTTATAACAGCTCCCGCAGTTATATCCGTACCCTCTATGCCAGCGAGTGGACAGCCTGGACGAAACAGTATGATGCGGCCAATAAACCAACCGCAGGCGACGTAGGGGCTATTCCTCTGGCAGGGAGTACCGCCGTCACGGGCATCGTCAGGAGCTCAGCGGAATATCAATCAACCTCTGCTAATAGTTTCCGCATTGCGTATGGGAATTACGGTACATTCTGGCGTAATGATGGCGCTAACCTTTATCTCATGCTGACCGGTGAGGGGGATGCTTACGGAGGCTTTAACGCGCTTCGCCCATTGCGTGTAAACCTTGAAACTGGTGCGATGCATTCAGACTCACCGTTATCGGTTGCCAACTCGATTGCAGCAGCAAAAGAAATCACTGCAGGTTATAGCGGGATATTTGGCTGGGCTAATCAGTATTCCACGAAAGCGCCATTTTTCAGTTCATATTCAACAACCGGCGCGAGTGAATACCACCCGGCCATTAAGCAACAGGCGACAATCACCAGTAAAAATTCCTACGCCTTTTCTATGGGGTCTCTGGTCAGCGATGGCGCGCTTTCATGGCATCTGCATATGAAAGGGAGTGGCGGCGCAGATATTAATTATAAATGGGATACCAACGGCAACTTTACCGCACCAGGGCAAATTATTGCTGGCAACTATGCCAATTTCGACGTGCGCTATTACACCAAAGCGCAATCTGACGCGGGGTATATGTCCCGCACTGGCGCATATACCAAAGGCGAAAGTGACGCGCGCTACAACCTCAAAAATACTGCCAGCAAGGCGGCGACGGGATGGGAAAAAGACAATTCCACCGGGGTGATAAAACAGTGGGGTGTGGCGACGCGGAGCGCGAATGCTACGCGTATCACCTTCCCGACAGCGTTTCCGAATGCCTGTACCGGTGTGCAGTTGACTCTTATCTGGAGGGGCGGTTTCCACGACCAGAATATCTACGTTCAGAGCCCGGATAAATCAGGTTTCACCTATGTTGCCGACACCGGCGAGGTGACTGCCTACTTTGAAGCGCGAGGTTATTGATATGGGTTATGTTTACCGTCCTATGACGGGCGCATTTTATGACGATGCGCTGGAGGCTGATTATCGTGCGGCGGGTACGTGGCCGGGGTTCTATGTTCGCGTGGCAGATGAAGATTATCACGCGCTGATGGCCGGGCAGGTCAACGGTAAGGTGATCGCCCCGGATAAAAGTTGTTATCCCGTGCTGGTTGATCCACCGGCACCCACGCAGGAAGAACGGGTTAGACAGGCATCCACTAAAAAAGCCGCTCTGATGAAAGTCGCCGGAGATGCGCTTACGCCGCTAATGGATGCGCAGGAACTCGGTATTGCCACCGATATTGAGATAGCGGCGCTTGAGCGCTGGCGGCTGTACCGTGTCATGTTAAACCGGCTGGATATCAGTACCGCGCCGGATATACAGTGGCCTGAACTCCCTGCCTGAACGAAGCCCTCCACCCGGAGGGCTTTTTGTTTGTAGTGTGGATGACAGCCCAAACGCTATCCGGTGCGCTTAAGGAGGACACAACACAAAATAGTGGCTCCATTTCACCACGGAGTTAAACGGATGAGTGACTATCATCACGGCGTCGAGGTCATCGAGATTAACGATGGCGTGCGCACCATTTCCACCGTCTCAACGGCCATCATCGGCATGGTCTGCACGGCCAGCGATGCGGACGCAAAAACCTTCCCGCTGAATGAGACGGTGCTCATTACTAACGTACAAAGCGCCATTGCGAAAGCGGGTAAACAGGGCACGCTGTCGGCCTCCCTGCAGGCCATCGCTGACCAGTGCAAGCCGGTCATTGTGGCCGTGCGCGTGGCGGAAAGTACCCATGCAGACCCGGATGAAGCAAAAGCCGAAACGATTTCCAACATCATCGGCACGACCGATGAGAACGGCAAATACACCGGGCTGAAAGCGCTGCTCACGGCGAAAACTGTCACCGGCGTTAAGCCGCGCATTCTCGGCGTGCCGGGGCTGGATTCACAGGAGGTGGCGACCGCGCTCGCGTCAACGTGTCAGAGCCTGCGCGCCTTTGGCTATATCAGCGCGTGGGGCTGCAAAACCATTTCTGACGCCATCGACTACCGCGAGAGTTTCAGCCAGCGCGAGCTGATGGTCATCTTCCCTGATTTTCTGGCGTGGGATACCACGACGAACGCGACGAACACCGCCTGGGCGACGGCGCGCGCGCTCGGTCTGCGTGCCAGAATCGACCAGACGACCGGCTGGCATAAAACGCTGTCTAACGTCGGCGTGAATGGCGT